ATAAACATACCTGACTGTCACGTTCCGTGGCACTCGAAGTCTAGTTGGGAAATTCTCATGAGTATAGGAGGTGATCTAGAATCTACGTATGACGGTGGTGTGGACGAGGTTAATATCATGGGCGATTTTTTAGACTTCCTATGGTGTTCACTTCACCCACGCCTACCCGAAGCGATGTCAGTATCTCACACAATGAAAGATGAAATAGCTCAGGGTATCAAGAAGTTAGAAGAAATTAGACGCACATTCCCAAATGCTGTGATAAACTTTATAGAAGGAAACCACGAGTTCAGGTTGATGAGATGGTTAACTAAGAAAGCACCCGAGTTATTCGACGTGTTTACCTTAAAAGAACTACTTCAATTCGACAGGTTAAATATCGTGCATCATCCGTTCGGCAAGAATCAACTAGTTAGCTGTCTAGGCACTAACTATATGTTGCGACATCAACCCTTTAATATGGGGAAGCATTGTGCCGCAGGTTCTGCACACGCCAAACATATTTCTCTGGGGTTCGGACATACCCACCGACACCAGTCGTACTCAAGCAAGGATGCTCTGGGCAGGGAGATATGTTGTCATTCAATGGGTTGGCTTGGCAATGAAGACGCACCTGTATTTTCATACATGGATCATACCAACTGGGTACAATCATTTCAAGTGGTTACTGCTTTAAATAAAGATGAATGGTTTATTGATACGATTAGAATCAAAGATAAGAAAGCTATTTATAATGGTGCTGTTTACGAGAGTGATCTTTAATAAGTTATTGTTTTTGATATTTCTTTAAGTTTTGATCGTAAGCTAGGATCTCTTTCTTCTTCCATATCTTCAGGTTCATGGCTATATAACTTGTTGCCTTCTGCCACTACTATTGTTTTCGGACTACTTTCATCTTTTGGGTCATAGTAAGGATTGCTTATCCTCTTTGCTATTAAACCTTTTTTCCCGGGATTGTAAGAAAAATGACCATGTCCCCATATCTTCTCATTAATGTAATAATAACCTCTATCTCTTAACCCTTTCGTGTATGCCTTATACAACTCAGGAAAGTCCTTTGCGAAGCCGTCCCAATACATTTCTTTACCATCTATTTTAATTCTTGAGACATCTATTGCATTACCGGTAGAATGAGTGCTTCCCTTTCTTCCTTTGGGATGTTTATGTTCGTCCCTAAAAACAGAAGATACTTTCATTTTTATATCAAACGCTTTAGCAAAGTCATCTGTAAAATTAACTAAATTTTTAGCATGTCTCATATCGAACCCAGCTTTTTCTCCCTCTTTGAAACTTTTCTTTACATTGATACCAAATAAGTTTTTATAATCTCTTTTTTTATCTTTTCTTATTTCTTCCAACTGTTTACTTATAGATCTTTGGTCGTAGTCTTTTGGCTTTATCCAGATGGTGTCATCTGTTTCTATTCTTTTTTGATCTGGTTTAACAGCATATGTTCCTTCTCTTATTGCATCTATGTTTGTGCTCATAATTACCTCGACAGTTTTAAAATACTTTCTACTAATTTAATAATATCATCATGTCTACTATCAACTTTATCTAGATCTATTGCAGGTTTCCTAGCGTTAACTATTTTATCTAAAGGAGACATACTAACAGTTTCTTCTATCATCATAACACCACAAGGGCCTTCACTTTTTCTTCCGGTAACTACACCTTCTTTACCTAGAAGTTTTTCAAGGTCATCTATCGTAGGTAAACCGTCTTCCCTTTTAACTTTATCGGGGTACTCATTCTTGCCTTCTTCATGGTCAGGGTCTTGGTTCTTTAGTCTTGGTAGTTCTTTAATCATGGTTTACTCCAGTTCTCTCATTTTAGATCTAACAGTCTTAACTCTCTTTTTTCTAGACCTGTCTCTCTTAACACCTTTTATTCTTTCTTCCGGTGTATATGTTTTAATACTAAATGGTGTAAAGTAATGTATACCTGCTTCCATTTTTGTTCGCTTGCCTGAGTCAACGTCTTGTTGATACCCTTTAATCGAGTCTAGTATTCTCAATGGAAATAGGTTTCGTCTAACGACTATCACCTGAGCAAACGTATCATCCTCAACAAAATACTCTCTTCCTTTTTGATCTACGTATATTTTAGTTTTATAAGGAATCAAACTTAAAGGAGGTAATTCAAGTAAGTCTTTAGTTGCTAAAGCATCACTGAATACTCTCGATCTTTTCAATGGAGATTCTGATGGAAGTATAGGTTCACCAGTCATCATGTTCTTACCGGTAGTTAATTCTATTCCAGTTTTAAGTATAGGAGATATCTTCTCTAATGCCTTAATTCTTTCAGCACTAACTCCTTTCGGCCATGCACCTGTTAGCTTTCCAAATACTGCCGCAACCCCTGAGACATCGTTTAACGCATCAAAGACAGAAGCTCCCGGAAAATTAACTACAACAGACCTACCATCGGGAGCATCAGGTAACATCCTTGCTCCTTCCTTTAGTTTATAAGGACTAATATATTTCCTATCTTGTTCCGTTGGCTCTCTACCTAAATCTTTTAACGCTCTTATGTTGGTCATAACTCTACCAATACGTTCTGGATCCATAAGGTTTCCAATCCAAAAATGAGCACTTCTTGTATAGTAAGTCCAGAAAGGAATCATTCTCTTTGCATAAGCTTTTTCAAAAGCAGTTACGTTAGAATAATCAAAGAAAGTATCTTGCACTACTTGTGAAGCTTTCTCTGTAACATCTCTAAACATACCTTTCTTGAATGCCTCTACAGGACCACCAGCTTTTTTAAGAGCTTTCTTTCCACCCGGTATTTGCTTTATAAGTGAATTGTAGACATGTTCAAATGTTACTACTCTAGTATATGCTTCATTCGCTGTACCAATCCTTGCCATAGTATCAGTAAGGAAATCAGTATAAACCTTATTGGCAGCGTTTACCATTTGACCACCTTTCTTTGCAGTCTTTAAAGCGATGTTAGCTGCTCTGCCATAGTTCTTTTCAATGGCATTATCTAAACCTCTTAGTAATGGTGGTAATCTTTCTTCTGAATTCAAAAGAGTTCTTATCCCACCGTACTGATCCCAGTGTTGTAGGAATTGTTTTGCTTTATCAGTATCCAGTACGCCAGTAACTGTTGCTAGCTCTAGCATTTCATTGTTGAATTTTCCTTTACCGGTATACTTAGGGTGAGTGGCATCCATGATTTCACCAATCATATTACTTCTCGTTAGATCTTCTAATCCTTTTGCGAGAGTTTCTGTTAACTCTCCTACTACAGGAACTTTTTTAAATAACTCTCTAGCACCTTTGGCTATGTTGTTTTCAACAGCAACCCTTCCGGCCGAAGTCGCTATACCTTGAAGCCCACCTGCGGCCATTCTTAAAGTAGGACCTAATCCTGTAACCATATATGCTCTACCAAGATTGTCGAGGTAGTTTGTTGTCATCCAAAGATGAGTAGCAAATAATTGGCCAGCTACTATATTTCTTTGTAATCCATCTATACCCTCAAGGAAAGAACTTATAGCTTTTCCACCCGGCATATCAAGAGGCATCTTATTTACAGATGCTATTAGCATTCTTGCTGTTCTCTCTTGGCCATCCATGAAAGCTTTAGAATAGTTTCTTGCAGCAAGATCTCTTATTTCACCTCGGCTTAATCCACTTAAATCAGATTGAACTGGCGAGTCTACCTTTTTAAAACCACCCTTAACTCTTCTTAGTTCTTGAGCTGCTCCGCCTAAATCTGGTAAGATGTTAGGCATATAATAATCAAACCCAACCAAATAAGGATTACCAGTGTCTTTAACAGTTTTGTTGTAGTCATCTATTTTTCTTTTGTTAAACTTAACAAAGTCATCCATAGCCCCTACGACTTTACCTGACGCATCTGACTCTTGAATTATTGGTAGCATCTTTTTTGCAACAATACTATTTGCTCTTTTACTTGCTTCGTTTAAAGCAGCATTTGCTTTCGAGCCTCTCAGCTTTTTACCTTCTTTTTCAAAGGCAGCCTTAGTCTTGTCATAGTATTCATTTCTTATCTTCTTGGACATACCTGCAGCTTGTAACCTTAGGTTGTCATATGTTTGTAGATCAGCTTCTGATAAGCCTTTCTCAATATCTTCTAATTCTTTTCTGTAGAAATGAGCTTCCTCTAACATCTTCTTTTCTTTTCTAGCTCCGATCCTCATTAGATCTTGAATCCCTACATCTGTTCCACTACTGAGACCTGACCTCTCATCAAGAGGAACATCTCTCATTAACCTTTGTTGTGTTTTATAAAATTCAGGTCTAAAAGCTCTATTAGCACCATCTATTGTTACAGTATCTAATTGCTTAAATGCTTTACCAAATGCTTGAGATGCAGTTGGTGAAAAAGCAAGTCCTGTTAATGTACCTAATCCTATCTTCTTGATAATATCAGAAGCATCATCATCCTCTTGTGCCATTGAAGCACCAAGGACAGAACCGGTTGTTGCTCTACCTAATGTTACGGGATTTACATTGCTTAATGCCTTCAAAGCTTTAGACTCTTTTGTGATATCCAAACCTTTCAAAGCTTTAGTCGCTACTTTCCCTGACTCTCCTACTATCTTTCCCGGCAAACCAAAAAGTAAACCATCCACATTGAACATCATATCAGTTGCAAAATCCGCTGCCATCTTAGCACCCGCAGATAGATCTTCTTCTACATTACCGGGTTGATCAATGCCTAACTTCTCATAAACATCTGTTCTGAATTCTTCTGTTGTATATGTCTTTTCGTTTTGAAACCGTTTACCTTGTAGGATCTCTTTAAACGGCTGTGTATATATGGGTTTATCTGTTTCAATAAACGCTTGTCTTGCGGCTTCTCTTGCAATTTGTTCACTTTTATCTGCAACAGAAAGCATTAACTCAATAACGCTTTTTTCTTCCCTTTCGGCTTTTTCAACCATTAAACTAGGAACACCGGCCATTACTTAATTCCTCTTCTTAAATCTTCAGCGTTTCTCATCTCTACTTTTTTAGCATCTGCATCTTGGATTAACTTAACATCTTGTAGATAAGCTCTAACTTCTTCTAGGGCCTTAACTCTTTCAGCAAACTTTAAAGCTGTCCTATCGTCTAATATAGAATTCTCTTTAATATCTTTTAGTTCACTTTCAATTAATCTAATTCCACCATCTATTCTTTTATTTAATGGAGCATGAACTTTCTTTTCCGCTCTCTCTTGTTTCCTTTCACCAACGCCTACTATCTGTGCTTCGATAAGTTTCTTTTTAAGATCCCTATCTTCTGTTTTTATTTTTGCATCAGCTTTGGCCTTCATAAAGTCCAAGATCATTGCTTCGCTTGATTTTTTAGGTGCTGGTTGTCTATGTCTTAAACCTAAAGCATTCAACATTTGGGGAGCATCCTTTCCATATCTTCTTTGGACATCTCTTATTCTCATTCCTGTTATGAACCGGTTAAATCCCGGCGCATCGTTTTCTGCTTTCGCTAACCTAAGTGCTAACTCTACTTTTAGTAAGTCATCATATTTAGAATCTGATTTCTTTATCCCAGATTTTTCAAGATCCTCTGTGATCTTAGTTGTCATAGCGTCTTTAAGTTCTGGATCTAGTTCAGGTATTTCGAATGGTCCTCTTTCTTCATCTGGTTCTATAATATCCATACTATCTCCATCTGATCTGAGTGATTGGTGTTGGTGTAAAGTTTTGAGTAGACTTTAATTTTTCTTGTTGTAGTTTAAGCCATTCAACATCTTCATCAGCTTGCTGTTGTTGTTGTAAAGCTTGCATTTGTTGTTCTAGTTCTTTTACTTTTTTATTCTCTTTTTTATCATCAAGGAAATCTAATTTATCAGATATAGACATTGTTGCTGCTATTTTAGATAAGGTATCGCTTGGTGACTGATCAGAACTCTTAGTACTTGTTCCTTCTTGGTGTATATTAGGCTTGATATCACTATCTTGTATACCTGCTTTATCTTGTAACTGTTCACCTATACCAGTCACTGCCCTTGGAACTTTACCTGCTTTTATTGCATTGCTGTTATATTCTTTGTTTTCCTCTTCTGATTTTACAAACTCGCCTTCGACATCTATCTGCTTCAATTCAACAGGTGTACCCATAGGGTAGCCTTCTAGAGACTCCGGTTCGCTTGTTGTTGCATATTCTTTACCTATAGGTGCAAGCTGTTTGTCTTCCTGTTCATGTAACCAAGCTTGCTCGTTGAAAGATTCTGCGGGCATACCCATAAGAAGTTCTTGCTTTCTCTCTTCACTGATACCGTCTTGAATATCACCGTTACCACCTTCCTCAGAAGCAATCGCTCTATTTGCAATATCTACAGCAGTTTGCTGATTCCAAACATCATCAGATCCGCCTATTCCAGCATGCATTTTTATAGCAGGGCCAGTACCGCCACCCATTCCTGCTCCACCATCACCCGAAGCAGCCGATAGAGCACCATCACCACCACCAGATCCCGGTGGTTTTATAATTTTCATTTTCTTATGCTTAGTTTCTAAGCCAGATGAGTCTATTCCTTTAAGTGGTCCCATAGCATTTATAATATCATCTACGCCACCATATTCTGGAACATCATCTTCTCCGCCGTGAACAATTTTACCGAGTTCCTTCATAAGGTCTTTTCTTTCTTCTTTCTTGTCTCTTGCTGCAAATATTTCTGCCACATCTGGAGCAAAACTAGATGGCCCCACCTCTTTAATAGGATCAATAGCAGAACCGGGTGCCATACCTAAGGCTCCTCTTGCTTGAATATCTCCTATGGCTGCGGTCATCTTAGGTCCGTAAGAAACAATGTCTCCTAAGGCTTCACTTCCAAGGCTTACCATTTTAAATTTTTCAGAGTTACTAAGGCCATCCCACCATGATGGTTCACCAGTACCTGAATCTATTCCAGAAGCAGTTAATCCTTCAACCCCACTATGTATTTTTGGTTCCTTTACGTCTGCTCTTTCGATTCCAAGACTTGTTGGATCAGCCTTAGGCTTTACAGTACCTCCGGTATCAAACGAAGATTTAAAATCTTCCCACGCCATTTTTGGAATCTTAGAAACATAAGATGCAGTATCAGAGATAGCGGAATCAACAGCACTTAATATATCTGGTTTGGTATCTGCTGACCCTTTTATAAGCTGATCATATTTCCATCCGGGGTAATCGAACTCTTGCATTTGTTCCCATGTTGGATTGTAATCTCCAGTATCAAAATCTTTAGCCATCTCTATTCCCCTTTTTCCAGTTCATGGACTTTTTTATCTAATTCCTTGACTGCAGCGAATAATGTCCAAATTATTTGATCTTTATCTATTCCTAAATAGTCTTTATTATATTGTCCTACGGCTTCTGGTATAACTTTTTGTACTTGCTGTGCCATAGGTCCGAACCTAGTTCCTGTAGGTAATGCTCCTGCTGAAGTATCTTGCTTGTATAAATATTTATATAGATCTATAGATCTAATGGATTCTAATACGCTGTCCATTTCACTTAGAACATCTTTTCCTCTAGCATCACAGAACGCCATCATACCTGCTACTGTTCCTGCTGTACTGACCATATTTCCAAATGCTTGCCCTTGAGCAGCGTTTGCAGCATTCTGAGCTTGCCAGTTCGCCATGTTCATTTGGTTTGCTTGCTGAGTGTTTTGTTGATCAATACCTTGTTGCATCTTTAAAGGGTCCATAGCTAACTGAGCTGATTGCAACATAGGTTGAGTTGCTTGAATATCACCCTGTAATGCCATCTGTGCCATCCCGGGTAAACCGCCCATTAACTGTCTTTTATATGCTTCGTTTGATTGTAGCCCAGCAGACTCTAATGTAGTCTTTTGTATATCTGCTTGTTTATCTACTTCGGATTGTCTTATAGATGCTTGTCTTTGTCCTTGCATAGAAGCTCTTTCTCTACTTCCTCCGGCCCCTCTACCATACAACCCTTGAGTTGCGATAGATTGCTTTGCACCTCTTTGTCCTTCGGCCACTGCTTTATCTCTAGCTTCAGCAGACCTCTTATCTACGCCTTCCATTGCTTTCTGGGTAGACTTACTTACCTGAGATGGATCATAGTCTTTTGCCATTTGCCCGTATTCATCTACAGCAGTTTGTAAACCACCACTAGTAATAGCTCCGGCCCTATCTTGAAATTGCGATTGTTGTCCCGCAAAGTCTGACCAGAGAGGATTCTCTTTTACTCCTTTCTGTTTTTGCAACTCAGGCAACTTAGCAACTTTAGGAGCTGAAAGCCCTAATCCTTGTGATATACCATCGAACATTCCCATACTACTCTCCTACCGAATCTAAAACGTCTTCATAAAACGAAAAATCCATTGGGATTTCCGTGTTGTCATCAGGGACCATATTACTTAACGTATTAATCATATCTTGCTTTAACTGTTCTTCCAACTGTTTTGACTGAATTGCTCTCGGATCCCCATCTTTAAAGAAACATTCAGTCTTCACACTTTGGATAACATATCTCTCGAACTCATCGATATCACATACGTCTGTATCTGCTGTTAATTGCTTTGCATTTCTAATATACCACACCTTTAGCTTACCAGATCTCCCTACTTTAGGGAATATACGGATAGCTTTACCGGGCAAGGTTGCTCCCGTAGCTACATCAGTAACCCTAGGAACTGAAACCGTAATGGTATCTTCACCACTAGTATAATCGTAAGACCAAGAGCCATTGTACGGCGACCATTCTAATATAGGATTAGATCCAGTGTCGTATATATCTCTCTCTGTTGCTTTGATTAAGTTTTTAATTCTTTTTACTTCATGAGATGTAGAATTAGCACTATCCACATATACAATCTTTCTAATTTTGTTAGCGTATATATCATCTGGATATTGGTAAAACTGAGTGTTAGGCCAAGCTGTTTCTATGTCATTACTAGAGGTTGGGACAGCATTAGTTGTTACTAAAGTTATCTCAGCTTCTGTTAAGAAGTAATCCTCATATAAAGTATGAATTTCTGCCTCTGCCTTTTTGATAGTATCATTAATCCAAGCATTTATATCCGAGTCTATAATGAATGTTTCATCCTCTAAATCAAGATCAGCTTGAACCCTTTCTCTTAGTTGTCTCAGTGTACTGGCCATAATTTCTCCAATCTATGATGCTGTTACAGTCTTCTCTATAATAGAACCATCTTCATTAATTACTCTAAATATTAATTTACTTGAATCATCTGATTTAATTCTTATTGCATTAACAACGGTTTCCTTATCCTCTGCCAAGGTAGGCGAGATACCGGTTTCTTTTAACCGCTTATCAATATCTTTTAGTAAAACCTGAATCTTGTGAAGACTATCAGAAATAGCAAGCATGTTTATCTCCATCTCTTTAGATAAATCAACCCTGTCTAATTCAATCTTATAATCTAAACTCATGAGTTACTCTTCTCCACTTCTTTTTCGTATCTTCCTTCAACATTGTCCATGACACCAAATTTAATATCTATTTCTTTAATTTCGATATCCTGATCTAGTTGATGTTTCTTGATAGACCAATTAATCTTAGTACTTTCAATACTGAAGTTTTTACTTAGCCCTACACCGGTTTCTCCTTGCTTCATTCGCGCTATTATAGTTGTATCCGAACCAGTGTTTTTAAATATCTGTTCATCTTCGATTACACCGTCATCAAGCTCGTCAAAAGATAAATAAACTTTACAATCTGAACCAGTAAAGTTTCTTTCTATACCACTATTATACATAGCAGTTATATCATCTTGAGTCTTATGACTGTTGAAGATTGAAATATTATTAATTGCCGTACCGGGAGGCCCCTGTTTTGCTGACGAAGCATAAGCTGCATCACCCATGAAAGATAAGATGTCCTTATTGTTTTCAGGCTCATACTGAATCCACTCATAATATTCAGGTATGTTTTTTGCCCAATCCGTTTGAACTACATCCCTACCATAAGTCTTATATTCTCCGTTAATATATACTGTCCACCCGGGAGTTGTTTCACCTGAATACAAACCGCCTACAGGTTGTCTTGTACCCGGTTCATGAGCACTATTGTCAGTGTATATTAAATCTCCGGAGGTTACATGAAACGAAGAGTTGGAAACGCCTGAGACTAAGTTAGACCCAGATAAAGGTGTTTTAGATAAGCCTGTTGAGGAAACATCAGACGTAAAGAATATTTTCGCCCTAGTATCAGAACTCATAACAGCTTCATAGCTATCATCAAACTCGTCGTACATTCCCCTTAAGTCAAATGCGGGGCCATCCGAAGTTTTTGATACAGTAATTTCTGGATTATTATCATATCCCTTACCTATTATGTAGAAATCTGAAATTTTTGTAAATCTATCAATGTAGTCTTCATAGAAAGGGCCAGAATTATCGGGCTCTGTCCGTATCGACCAACCACTAAGATCCGAACTTCCATTTATATCTTCAACTATAACATAATCTTCAACATAACTAACACCTGTAACGAAAAGTTTTGGGGAACTACCATTTGTTCTATAGGAATCCGTTCCACTAGGATGGAAATAAGTTTTTATCCTAAGCTCTTCGCCGGCTACAATATCGCCTTGGTTGCCAAATTGACTCATTTTAAGTTTACCAATAGAAAGATCAGTACCACTATGTACTATTCGACCTTGGCTATGGATTTCATCCATAAACTCGTATTTACCATTAAGGTCGTCAATGTCGTCCCATTTTACAAAACAAATATGATCACCAATTTTAAGATGTTCAGCTATTACAGTTCTACAAATACCCGTTGATCCACTGGTACCTACACTGTAAGGTGAATAATCAAGATAATTCTGGGGTTCTCTGTATGTTTTTGATAATGTTATAGTACTATTACCTGTGTCGGTAGGAGATATCTCAACTACAAAAAACTGATGAGATCTTACTCTAGAAGCTTCACCAATGTCATCGGTATGTATCTTAGTCACACCTTTAGTTGAATTAACAATATTTAATACATCACCTACTGTGAATACTGTTGTATCCTCAACTCCAATTATTCCACTGTTTACGTTATGGCCAGTTTTCGTATCATCGATAGTACCAAGTATAGTTAACTGACTATCACTTTTACTCGCTCCAAACCATCTTCTGTCTGTTTGTCTGTCTGTACCTTTATGGGTAAGAACAATATGATTCCAAACTTTCCCGTTACCAACGAGTTTAGAGTTATAAGCTACAGCATTGTCATCGTCAAAACTATCTATTGTAAAGTAAGAGTCACCAGATGTCCATCCTATAGAACCATTGTATCTATATTGTCCAATTAGCAGATCTTGATTATGCACATAAAGTTTAAAAGCATTTGCCATTTCAGCGGGATAAATATTAAATAAATCTAGTCCATCATTATAATAACCGTATTCACCTCCATCTTTTGAAAAATCAGCTTTAACCCAAATACTAATAGTATAATCTTTAGTTAACCCAATAATTCCAGTCTCTCTTTCTGTAGCGGTAACTCCACTAACAGAATCAGTTTCTTTACTTTCTGAAGTATTATCATATTTCCATATCTCAGGAACAGAGATGTACCCATTGTAGCTGTTATCATCAACTTGCAGGTATTGACCCGCACTTGATTCTTCGTAACCTGTAAATGATAATGGGAAAAATTTGATTTCTGTATCTGAAGTTCTTTCTTCAATCCTAAGACATTTAACATCATCGCCATCTTTATCGTATTCATATTTTCCACTGGTTGTATTTAAAGTACAAGGAAAGCAGATCTCTGCTTCTGATAAGTCAGATGGCCATTTATTAGTTACGGCCTTAACTCTACTAGTATCATCATCCTCGTCATCAGTAACATAAGTCTTAGACCAGTCATCTGAAATATACTTAGTGTATTTGCCTGAGGATAACTTAACTTGCTTCCTTCTACATCTTTGTTCTTTTCTTGGAAACCTTCTTACCGCAGTTACGATATCAGGCGCATTCCAAACTAGATCACTTGATCCCCAAACAAAGTCAGGGTCGTACCATGTCCACGAAGATTTCCTAACTATATCCTTCATTATTGAAGAACTCATACCTGCATCATTTGCACTACCCGGTAATACACAAAGATTACCAGAAGTCTCAATTGATATAGTTGTTTCATTAACCCATTTTCTTCTAGAAGGAACACCAAAGCTCATAGCATTTGATTTATAATCGAATAAGATAGGAATAGGTTTCCAAGTATATACAGAAGCAGGTCCTTTTACAGGATCTACTATTTTCTTAGAGTCATGAGCATAATAATGAGAATGCCTAAGTATTGAACCATACTTATCTCCTCTATATAAATCAGCATCCCTGACTAATAGGGATGAAGCATCGATGTCACCACCTTCTATTGTTGTAAAACCTCCTGACCTAAGCCAGTAAACCCATACAATGTCTGGTTCTGTTAGGTTTGCACCAGTACAAGCTCCCCAGAATATTCTTCCTTCTTTTTCGTCGTATGTTCCGTTAATTAATTTTCTAACTGAGTTTGTTGCTGTAATACTTCTAAAAGAATCATCAAGATTCTCTGTTATATTAATAACTTTATAACCATCAGTTTGATAAAAGCCATGCTTCCCTGCCCAGAATAAACCTCTCGGAGTTTTAACAATACTCCTATGAGCAGAACAACCTACACTTTCATCAATTACTCTAGCTCTTAAATCACCTGAGCCAAGCATATCTATTCTTCCTTCAAGTCTGTAAATATAAGTATCAGTGAATACGATTGGTAAACCTGATATCTCTCCGATACCAACAATGTCGTCATCTAAATCAACATAGGAAACATTCCCTATAGATCCTGATATTCCGGGTATAGCTTGGTAAACCCTTGCCGGATGTTGATAAGTAAACATCTTGCTACCACTATGAGATTCTGTTTCTTCTGTAACATTACAAAAATAAGCAGTATCCCTAGAGTTTAATAGATATTTACAAGGAGGAGCAGGATGAAAGTCAGCACCTCCACCTGTTGTATATAATGATTTCTCTGCACTAATAGCATCATCTGATCTATCATCGTTTATTGTAACCTTTCCATCTGCATCAGTTTTGTCATTAGCTATTTCGTCAACATAGTAATATGTCGAACCGTTTTCTTTTGTTCTATATAATTCAATTACTATCCTATCATAATCCCATTGAGCACCGTAATATACTCCACCTAAAGGAACTTTAAGACAAGGTAGTGTTACCGCTACAGAAGCTTTGGGGTATATCTCGTCGCCATTAATGATACCCCAACTTGGATCAGTAAGATCTAAAGCTGAGCCACCCTTAGTGGCAGAAACAGTTATTGTCCCAGAAGCCGTAGCTATTACAAAAAGTGATGTGCCTTCATTTCGAAGTGCTGTCTCACCATTTGAAGTTATTTTTATCTCGTCATCTACAGTGAAACCTGATTCACTATCCACTCCAATTATACCTGAAGCAAGAGTAGAACCATCGTCAACATCTGTTATTATGCTACCATAAATAGCATTGATAGCATTTTCCGTAATATATTTATATGCAACACCACTTCCATTTATATCTCTAACAGGTCCGTATGTTGTATACTCCACGCCATTTGAGTTATAAATATACTTATAAACTGCCGCATACTTATATGTTTTACCTGTACCAGTACCTGTTGCAACTGACATATTTGTATCAACTATAGTTCCGTCTGTATGAACACAAGGTTTAGGTAAACCTAATGAATGTGACTTCCATATTTTAGTTGTTGGTGTGAACTGGTTTATTTCATTATCAAAAGCAATAGTAAGTGAACCACCGTCTAATGTTGCTTTTAGTTTAAATGTATCATCAGTTTTTTCTGTAACATAATAAGTCTGGTTATCAGTTAATACTGATGTCCCGTAAATACAAAGGTATTCAACAGGATCATTATCAGATAAGCCGTGATTATTGGCCGTAATAGTTGTATCAGTCGTTTGCTTAACAATAATAGGTGCAGAACCGTAATAGATTCTACCGGGCCTAGAAAGATCTTTTAATGATATAGCTTCTGATGTCGTAAGCAACTGGTCTTGCCATTCGGCAAAACAAACATGTTGATTGTTTCCTAGAGTCGATGACTTTAAAAGAGATTCCTGTTTACCTGCAGGAGGAAGAACTTCAATCGTGGCAGCTTTTTTATACATCAAAACTCCGCCGTGATAATTAACCGGTGATAAAGGTACTAAATTTACCCCTTCACTTTCGTGTTCTGCCCCAACTTGGGAAGTATGAATTGTACCCGCTACAGAAGAACCTGAAACTGCTCTAAAGAAATAACCTTGGTTTTCAGAAACTCCGATATCCTTACCATCTACTTGATCAAAAAATATCTCCTGACCGTTAGACATTGTATGTTCTTGACTTAAAACGATAACATCTTCATCTTCTATCATATACCCGTAAGCATTTGATCTCTGAACTGCACCGCCTTGAGAATATATATTATCATTATCTTTAAGTATTGCCGGTATAGCCGTTAAATCTACAGCTGAACCAATCAGTACATTACCATTTGAAACATTTATCGTAGCAGGATCTGTGATAGGATATATTTTATCATCAATAGCGAAAGCTGAAAGCGTATCACCTACACCGTCTTCATCATCAGATAGTGTTATTGTATTTGCACCAATATCTTTATCTACAACATAGAATGTAGTGCTACCACCTATTGACCTGATAGCATCATTATCTTCATTTGTTACATTAACAGCATCTACATTACTAGCGACTCCGGTACCTGCGATACTATTCTTTTTATATATTTTGTCACCTACAGCTATAATTGCAGTAATCGGACCTGAAGCATCTAAAAGATCTAAAGGCACAGCACTTGCTGTTTGGGCGATACCGATTTCATTAGTGGTAGTATTAACAGAATGAATATAAAATCTTAAGTCTGTTGTTGATGCACCCTCAATAGGTTCACCTAGCAAGTCTACCAATGATGAAGAATCATGAGATCTTGCCGCACTATTGGTTGAGTTTGTAATATTTAACTCTTGCCCTATATTAGGTGTAAACTCTCCTGCATCATCTATTACACCAAACTCGGTTGCATCATTAACTACAACTCTACCTTCATCTGCATTACCAATACTTGTAACAGTATCCATGTGATCTGTTGTAAAATTCTTAGCGTTACTAACCACTACTTTACCAGTTGCGAAACCGTCTATATTACTAATACTATCAATAAGCCTAGAAGCTACTTTAGAAACAGTAATAGTACTATTTGCAGTATCTACTGCTGTTATATAGAAGATACCATCTGTTCCGTCTGTTTTAATAAGAGTATTAGCACTATTAGTAATATTAATACTGTCGCCTACTACAAAAGCTGAAGTACTTTCAACAGTTATCTTGCCCGCATCTGTCGCTACGGTCGCATCTACAATCTGATCTCCATGAATAACATTAACACCAGAGGAAGATAAGTTCATTGCTGAACCTGCTACACCCTCGATTAGTTCTGAAGATAAAGTTATTGTATAGATATCATCGTCTTCTGAGTCTACCCCATCAGTCTGTTTTGATTTAACATAAAAATTATTATCTACCCCGTTTGTCTTATACTCACCATCACCGGTTTTAATATAAACATTGCTGTTTACAACTGCCGCACTATATCCATCACTATCTAATGCAATCTTACCGTTAAGTAGAGATGTTTGAGATAGTGCATCTGATGTGTAACTATCTTGGAGAGAAAGACTTATCACTGGAGTATCTACTGTTGTAATAAGAGCAGAAGAATTTACTGATACATCCGAAATAGCATTAAATTTATATTCTTCCTCATCAGTTACCACATAAAAGTTTTGGTTTTGACTTATGATAATGTTTTCTGATTCTGGTAAACTCAACATACCCATATATGCTTTACCGGTTGAGGGAGCATATGCTGTGGTGTTTGCTTCCAAATACCATCGATACCCTTCTCTTATTCTAAGGGTACCAAATTTTGTGATATTTAAGTTTGATATTTTTTCGGATGTAGTTCCTGTTCCATCAACATAACGGTCAGTCATACCACCTGAAAAATCTTTAATCTTTATTTCAGAATAATTAAACACTAGTAAACCTGTACCTTCACTTTTGGAACTGCCGCAGCATCCAATATTGTTTCTGATATGCTTGTTGAAAGTCTTGTAGTACCAGATGCAGTCCAACTAACATCAGGAAAGAACTGAACCCACCCCGGTCCGTTGTTTGCTACTATAACATCAACGTAATACCAATAAGTAAACGCTAAAGCATTTGCCGCTGTGCCACTACCACCTTTATTAATTTGGTGAGCAGCAGAGGAAATTGATATATCAACAGTTTTTTGTCCTGTAGTTGAATCTGTTTCGAACGATAAAGTTCCTGTATTTTCATATGCAGTCTTTGAAACTGTTCTATTTATAATTTCAGAATCAACACCATCGTGAGTATGAGATGCAATTCTCGTCATGAACTCTTCTAATACTGTGAATACTTCACTACCTGAGTCTTTACTAGAAGGCTTTCTGTAAGCCCCTGCTGTAAACCCGGTTGTACCTGTTATATTCTCTGGCATACTGCCCTCCTAATTATTATGTATAATATTTAAACACAACCGCTTGGATCCCTACTGAATTTGTTATGCCAGTTCCAGTTGTAAAGGTTATTTTGTCATTATAGGTCAGTATTAATGGCGTTTCCATCCATGATGTAGATACCCAATACTTAGAAGTAGCTGTAGCGGTCCCAGTTTGACTTATAAGAGAGACATCCATGGAACCAGATGCATGTTCCTGTGTTATCGATGAACTTTGGTATTCAGCCGCCGCAGCAGACATAGCTAGGATATGTACTTCCCATACTTGCCCAGAAGGTACAGCTCCAATGAGAGTCCCGCTAAGATTATATGCTTTATCCTCTGAAACCTTGGTTGTTCCTATATACCCGCCATATTTACTATTGCTAATAGTTGCCATTTTATTCTCCTTTTATAGTCCTGTTCTTCTAAAAAATAATGTTACTGATAAATTTCCAGCACCAACAGGACCAGAATCAATATTTATATAATATGGTCTTGTTGTTGAGATTGCCATACTTGCCTCTACCCATTGCGGATAAGCTGCGCCCGAATGCTTATTCATAGTCACACCACCACTAGTTCCGCCTGTTGCGGCTGTGTAATCAACAACTCCAGTAGTACCGTTAATATAATTAACATTCATACCTTGATTGGTTACGTCGTTGGCAAGTTTTATATGATTAGTTAGAACAAATACTGATTCACCTGATCCGTTAGCAAGGCTAGATCTACGTTTTATATCTATGTTTATATCTGCACTGTCATCACCCGTATCTTCTATGAAACAGGAAAAACCTGTTATCTCACAAGCAAATGGTGCATGGAAATAACCATCAATAGCGTCATTCTCGCCATATATTGAATCAAGCCTCCCGTTTACATTCCATGTGTGGCTCATCTCCTGAGGAGCAGTCTTATTAGGAAGCAAACTTATATATCCACCTGAAGTATTTGTTCCGTCTATTATATCGGCTACTTTTTTATCGACATCATCTATTGTTGTTGAAGATCCATCTATCAAGTCAACTAACGCTTGTTTGACATCGTTTAAATCCTGTGTAGGTGCTGCAGGTGTTACTCCGTCAGCGGTGGTAGTTCCAACTATCCTATCATAAAGACCGGGATCTAATATTCTTTCCCATCCCGTACCGTTATACATCCATAAACCTGAATTATCGGCATCACCTGCATCCTTCAAGTAAACTATTCTTCCGATTGCAAGGTCAGTAGTTGGTAGTGCTGAGACCACCTCAAGCTGTGCCTTCTGTAATTGACTGCCTATTAACATATAATCCTCTCTTTATAATATCTTATCATCATTACGTTCCAGAAGGAACCGGTGAATATTGTCCACTTTATCCTCTATTCTTTTAAGAGAAGCCTCTGTAGACCTATCTCTTTCACCTAGCTTACCTATCTCCGAATAGTTAGCTCCTACTACAGAAACCATAGCTATAATCGCTGCGGTAACTAAACTTGTAATAATCGCTTTAGTATTCATAATTACCTAGTCTATATACTTTAATAAACTCATATGAGCTTCAGTCTTCTTCGTAAAATAATATTGGTTTTTTGGATCTGTTGCAGGAGTTAAATCAAGTACACCTGCTTCTTTAAGCTTAAAAATAAACGAGTTTAATTCCTCTTGTAATTTGTCTGGATTGTTTTGCTTAAGAAAATCACCGTAACCAACTTCGCAGTCACCTGCACATATTTTTGGGTTCTTGTGGTTTAACCGCTCAATACAAAACTCTTTTAATTTATCCATGTCTGTTTTTACTTCAATCATATTTACCTCTAATATTCTGTAACTACTATTGTGTCAGCATTGGTTCCATCAACTACTGTTGTAACGTAAGTATTTGATGGGTCATTACCATTGTTTGTTAATACAACTGAATCATCCTGCGCTCCATTGCTGTCTGAAGAACCTACATTAATAAAAACTATACAACTTGAGTCATTACTTAAGTTTGTACCATGTCCCTCGTTATACATTCCAAGTATTGCTGCGCCTGTTTTATGTTCATTGAAAATCGCTAAACCGTCATAGTCGCCTTGTTGAGAGTGCCAATTCGATGCACTAATCCAGCGCCATGGATGAGTAATATTATTAAGACTCACCGAGCTTGTGGTTGCTCCTGAAACTCTTGGTTTGTGTACGCCATCTATATAGCAACTGAGTCCAGAAGTTGACTCGTCCGTGGAATGAGCATCACAATCCCAAGTTGTGGATGTAGTCTCGGCTTCGAGAAATGTCAGGACTACATGATGCCAATTACCATCAATCAACTCGTTATAACCACCATATGACGTATTTGCGGGGAATAATGTAAGCCTACCGCTATACTGTAACACTCGGAACCAGATATCATTTCCACAAAAGGCACCGACCGTATCTGTCCCTTTGTACCAAAAAGAAACTGTCCAGCTTTTATCTGACCTAATAATTGGAGTTGATGTTGTGATATTTGATGTTTCAAGTCTGTTGTTGAAATCGGTTGCTGGGCATGCAAGATATTTTGTATTTTCATAATGTTCTAGTACCGTTGCAGCTGAACCAATTGTAGCAGTATAATTTCCTGCAGAGTCTGTTCCGTCACCGTCCTCAAATCGATAACATCGTTTTAAATTACTGTCATCTATTCCCTCTACTGTAATAGGAGTACCACTATTGTAAATTGTAGATATATCACCAGATGATAAAGCAGATTTCCATATAGCAATATCATTTATTGCCATTATTGGATTAGTCCAATCGTCTTCAGTATAATCAGGATAGCCAAATCTAAAGTTTTTTGTTGTATTATCAGCTTCATAGTCAGAATCTAACCATGTACCCGTATCTCCGGCTACAATAGCTTGAGATACCTCATCTTTATATATAACAATACCAGTACTAGATCCTTCTCCCGCAGCTACTTTAGCAGATGCATCGTATGTGATAGCATAATGTGCCCAAGTATTATCTTGCCACCCTGTTACACTAGCAACTTTAAATTCTCCGTAATTACTATCATCCTTTGCTATAAAGAATACAAAATCAGAACCGTCAAAGTATCCTGCAATACCATTTGTAAACGATCCGTCAAATGAGCTAAAAATATGTTTATGATCAGTTGATGAGCCATCAGTGTAAACTGCTGTAGATTCTGGCAATCTCATCCACCAACTTATAGTATAATCGTCGTTTGTCCTTCTAAAGAAGAAGTCATCACTATCATCAAAGTCAGTTTTACCACCTAAATCAATATATTCATTTGATGTTTGAGTATCAAAGTTTAAAAATTTAGTGTTTGTGAAACTTACTGCAACTTCTATATCAAAATCTTCATAATATGTTTGAGATGCTTCATCGTTTGCTGTTATTCGAACAGTATAAGTTCCAACCGCATCTACGATTCCACCAGTGTCAACTTCAAGTAATCCAGTTGATGTTCCTGTATCTGTAATCTTTAAGTTGTCTAAACCTCCATTACTTGTGATTGTGTAGTCAACATCACCTACTCCACCTGAACAGGTAAGGTTTCCAATATCAGCACCCTCTAAAGAATCATCGTATATTATTAATGCACTTAATGCTATATCTGTAATCGCTGTACTAACAACTGTAATTGTAAAATCTTCATAATAAGTTTGTGGAGTAGATGCTTGATCAGTTACGGTGATTCTTACTGTATAAGTTCCGGCAGCTGTATTCATAAAAGAAGGCCCTGCTTCTAATACATTCCCATCTAATCTGAGATTAGTCATACCTCCATTAGAAGTAATCGTAGGAGTTACTGTACCAACTCCACCTGTAAAACTTAATGTTCCTATTGCTGTGTCTGCGGCATCACCGTAGTTAATGCTTGCAGCACTTAATGCTATATCTGTAATGTCGTTTGAGGTTACTGTTATTGTAAACGTTTCTTCTCTAGAACCACCTAGTTCATCTGTTCCTTTTATAACCGCATTATAGGTTCCTGCATCAGCCGATCCTATTTGATTAGGGCCTACTTCTAATTTATCCCCATCTATTCTTAACTTGTCACCTGACAATGTTGTCGATGTCAATGTCCAAGTAATAGTGCCATGTCCGGGATTCGAGCCAGCTCCTGCTAATGTTCCTATGTCTTCTCCCACAGCTTGATCTTCTACTGTAACCGCAGCACTTAGAGTGATATCACTTATGGCCGGTATCGCAAGAGTTTCCATTGCTGAAGACCATGTTCCTAATACATCTATCTTAGAGACAATTACACTAGAATCAATATGATGTATTCTTTGTAGGCACTCTTCACCTGCTGCCGTAGTTGGCAATGCATAGTGAAATATTTGTTTTGTTGATGTGGCTGTTCCTATATGTGTTTTCGTTAATTGACCATCGGCTTCTAGGCCGAGCCAATATTGAACGTTTGCAGTATCTGTTGAGTATTGTGTTTTCGTAAGAGCAGCTACTTCATCCGCTGCTGAATCAATGTCTGTTTCCGATGCTGAGTTATATGCTGTTTCTTGTGTCGCTGTCCATTCTCTGATCTCTTTATTCTCAGCAAGGATGTTACCCCTAGCATCGTATACATATGTTATGTAAAGAGAAGGATCTCCTGCTTTAGAACCTGTTAAAGATTTATATTCATCTGCAACTAAGTTCTCTGAATTGAAAGTACGAACAACCTTTATTAAAGTTCCACTATTATCGTATCTTGTCCAATCTAATACTTTATGATTACTAGCTCTAAACGCCATTAATACCTCATAAAAAGAGAGGGCCGAAGCCCTCCCTGTAAACTAATTAAGAACAGCTATGAATAATAGCGTTGTTACTTGGCTTATTAACTACCAAGTCACCATAGAATCTATGATCAACAATATATTTATAACCCTCAGGTTCTCTTGTTTCGTAGAATTGCTTCCCATCAGGAGCAGTTCTTCTTTCAATAAATCCGTCACTATGTAACTTCATTGAAGACTTATCAAGAACAAGAATATTTTCATCTGTCATTTCGGGAACAGCTACTAATTTAAGCGATCCTTTAACACCAGTGACCTGAATTTCAGACCAACCGAAAGCATTACCGTTTTTAACATCAGCTTGGTATTCCCTACCTAGCTCTAGCTCTTGCATACAACAACTGTAGTTTGCATAACTCATAATAGCTTCAGTAGGATTACCTCTACCTAATCTTCTAACAGTAGTTTGAGCATCAAAGATTTTTGCAAGTGCAACTTTGTTAGCTCTAACACCACTAGAAAAAGCACCGTTACCTGTAATATTGAATGCTTGAAGGTGTGGATAAGTTGCTTTATTTCGACCAAATAAGAGGGTCGATCCCTCATTATCAGATGAAAGTAATTGATCTGGAAGAGATGTGAACGTATTTTGTATAGACCCATCGCCTGTATCAATAGCTCCCGGGTGGTAAATCTTATCCCCATCAGCTATTTCTGCAGATACATCAGCCCCAGCTCCGCCTCTACTATCAGAAAGAGTAATTTCATTATCAGATAAATTAACTGCTACAACATAGTAAGCTTGCCCTGTCGCTCCTTGATCTACTACAACCTTCTGACCAACTTGAAAAAGTTCTGGTCTAGTTATTGAGCAAACTCCGGCTGCGCCACCTGCCCCAGAAACTGCGTCAATATGTGCGCCATTTAAAAGTTGTTGTGATAATGCTTCTTTCATTGTTTGAGCGAATACTTCAATTCTGTCACCAATAAGATCAACGAAAGCACCTTCACCACCAGACATAGAATCTAAGTCTCTTTGGTGGAATTGCATAGTTCCCCAAAGTTCGGCGTAGTTTGATACTGTACCTCTGATGAAATCATCATCAGCAATATCGGAAGATCCAGTTAAGCTACCTAAGGATATTGAACTAGCGTTTGCACCTAGAAACGGTACTTGCAATTCTCCACCTTTCCATTTTGAATCCTTCTCTACAGTAGAGAGAAAGTAATCTCTTTTAATAATCTCATCAGACAATAGCTTGTACGGCATATAGTCCTTGAGCATATTATTCAGGGCCGCTGCACCTGAATATTTGTTATCTGTTGCCATTTTATTCTCCTATTTTATCAGCCCATAGATCTTGCTAATGCCCTAAGATCCGCAAGGGAGCTAATCTCTTTTTTGACTGCTGCGGCATTATTACCTTTAACAGTTGGAAGAGTGGGTTTATTAGCAATATCAGGTTCTGATACTTGTTGTTGTTGTTTATTATTTCTAAGGTTTTCAAACTCTAGTAAATATCTGTGATCTTCAACTAATTTGTTAACCACATCACCTACTCTAGGTTTTAAACCTGCGTTGTTCATTTTATCACCTAAGTGGTACAATTCCTCCATCATGTTTTTACCTACAGAATTCATTACTTCATTTAACTTCATCCCTTCAGGATGTTGTTGTACAGAAGTTTGAATTGCAGATACAAACTGTTGTTGTTTGACATCTTGACTTTCACTTTCAAATTGTCCCATTCTGCTTTCAACAGAATTCAACTTTTCTTTAAGGCTCCTGTTCTCATGTAATAAAGTTTTTTCATGTTCAGGGAGATCCCTCTCCTTTAAAAGTTTTCCTGCATATTTAATGATTGCATCTTCATCCATTCCAAGAGCAACTTGAATGTCCCTCAAGTCTCCTGTCTCATTACCAGAGGTAACGTGTCTCTTTAGATTCTTGTAACCATCAACATAAAGGTTGGTTTCACCCATAAGTTCATTATACTCTTTCTCTTTACCAGTAAGTCTTTCCTTATAGCCATCCAAACCACGTGATCTTGTGTAAAGATCTCTTAAAGCTTCTTCTTGCTCCGAGGAAGTTAAACTGTTTTTAAGAAAGTCATCGAACTCAAACTCTTCATCTTTAACTTTATACGTAAAGTCAGGTGTGTACTCTGAAACTTCTTCTGCTTGAGATTCGGCTTCACCCGCCTCTGCTGAATGGTCCTCTTCAGCAACAGCATCTAATGTTTCTTCTACTTCGGTTTCTACTAATTCTTCTTCGCTCATTCTATTCTCCTTGGCTTACGGCCGCAGTTGTTGCGCCCTCAGTTTGCGACTGAGATATTGGTGGTAAAGAACTTTCTTCTTCAGGTGCTCCGCCCGCAACATTTGCTTGTGATTGCGGTGGTAATGCAGCCATCTGAGAAGCAAAAGCTCCTTGACCGTTTAGCTTGTCCACTAACCATTTAACAGCTTCTGAAGGAACTTTGATTCTTTCAACTCTGCCTGTGGCAGGATTGTTCCAAGAAGCATTAACCGTAGTTAAGAAACCTCCTGATGGAATCATTCCCATACTCTGTTGTTGGATAGCTTGCTGTTGTTGCTGTAAAGCAAGTTCATGCTGGGCAAGCTTTTGAAAATAAAGATCTTGAACTTGCGGCTCAAGAAATCTAAAGTCTGATTTTTTAATTCTATGAGTAAGCGACTGGATATAAAACTGGTGATTGTCGTGCGGATTAATTGGCACGGGTTCACCTCTGTCCATCGCTAGTATATCGTTCTTAGCGTTATCGCTGTCTGCAGTTAGACTAGAGAACGCTTGTTCTTTATTACCTGTAGGTAATTCTCTTATGACATTACCAAGTTGATCAGGACTTAAAGAACTTCCTGCATATTGCATAACCTGAGTAAGTGAAAGTATTTTACCAAACTTGGTTTCAACATCACCTGACTGAGGAATAACTTTAATTTGAAAACCAGAATCATCCATTCGTCTAAACTCTGGAATATTTACTGCTTCACTTCTACCCGCAATCTTTATCATATGTCCGTCATCTAAATAAGCTTTGGCCATCTGGATAACTTTGCTGAATAGATCAACTTCAAACCTTTCATACTTACCAACATACTTAACAAATCTTTTCTTTTCCTTCATTGATCTGAAAAGCAACTGGAAAGGATCTCCTGCTTGAGGAACTTTATCTTCTAGTATCGACGAAAGTCCACACGCTTCGTACATCTCTGCAACTTGCGCTTGTCCGTAAGGAGCCAAATGCTCACCAGTACGGCCGGGCTGAATAATAGGCATAGCCCCAGTATATTGTATGGCCCTAACTCCATTTAACAAACCTCCTGAACTTAATTTAGTACCCTTCTGAATAAACACCTTATCATCACCTAAAGTGATTTGATGTTCAGCTTGCTTACTTGAAGCTCTGTTTATTTCAACTTGGTACGGTCTACAAACTTTAATAATAGAAGTATGTCTCGGAGATGTAGTCATCTCGTCAAAACCTTCTCCTACCAAAGGGAATATCCCAAACGGAAGTTCACCCTCTGTTATAATAAACTCATCAACAAACATTACAAAATAACCCTTAGGATATCTTGAACTAGGTTTGTAAAAAAGTTCTCTTACAGCAACTTGATTTTTCATGTCACCATAAGATCCTGAGTTACCATCAAATATTTTATAATTAGCTTTTGCCACACTTGGTGTTAGCTTCTCAACATTCTCTGGAGATAATTTTTTTACAGTATCTTTTAACTCATCAATGTCTACCATTTGTTCGTGAATCCACCACTGGCATTCAGATGCCTCTCTAGCAGTTGGATCTCTTTTTAAATCAAAAGCAAACACTCGGTCGATAACAAACTCTCCGGCCCTAACCGGTTCGCCCTTTTCATCTTGAGCAACAATTGGACCCTTATTATAATCGAATCTTATCTTCGCCCAAGTCTCTCCAATAACAATAAAGTCATGAACAAGTTTTTCTTGCTTCCGACTCCAGTCATTAGTATCTTTCACCCAACGTAAAACTGAGTTACTCATCTCTGCGTTCTTAACATCTGACAATTCATTATCATTAAAAGGGGTTGCTTCGATAGAAGGATTTCCCTCCAGAATGGAGTTGATAAATAGATTGGTAATTCTGTGAATATGGTTCTTAACCAAACGGATTTTTTCTTGTCTGTTGACACTTCCTTTGGATCTTAAATCATCAGTGCTTTTAGCTTTTCTATTATAGTGATCACCTGATCTTAAGAGTATATTTGTTCTTTGTTCTGCAAATGTTCTCTCATCGCAATGTTTCGAATTACGATACATTCGATTTAATTTATCTAATGTAAATTTAGGCATGAGTTACGTCCTCTTCTTGTAGAAATTTCTCGTAAGCCAATGGATCAATGATTTTCATCTCTTCCATATTACTTAATAAAACTTCTGCAGACTCTTTCTTATCAGTATAATCAGTAATATTATCACCCATTTCTTCTTGGTGTGCAACTATTACCGGTTGACTGGCAGAAACTTCCATCTTCGGCTTACTATTAAAGCTAAGTTCTAACCCATTGAAAGAAAAAGTATCCACTCCAGAGTCTTTACAAACCTTTATAATCTTGCAAACCTCACTCGCTGTACAGATTCCCCCAGAAACTGAGTTCGTCTTCGATTTCGTTTTCGTTTTCTTGCCTATATTCTTCGCTTTCCCAGTAGTCATACATCGCTCTCCTATCTTTTGGGTCTGGTAAACTTGATTTTTTCTCTATTTTTATCTCGCCGTTCTCTAAAACTTGCTCCCAATCTATAGGAATCTCCATCAGAGCGTATCTTAAAGCATCAATAAAATCATCTTTTGACTTGTTTTTGGCAGTTGTAATGAGCAAAGTCTCCAATTCTCGGACCAATTTAATCATTTCTTCATCATCTTTATATATCTTTAATATACCCGATTTAAAGGCAGTATTCAGTGCTAATTCACCGATTGCATGATCTTTCTTTGCTTTAATGAACCCAAGTCCCATTCTTGATGTAATTGTGCCGAAGTCTTTTGCCGCAGAATCATATGCTTGTACCGCGGTTTGGATAGAACCTTTATCTGTAGTGTAGTATTTAAGAATATCACCTGCAGTTGTTTCTATTCCATCTAGTCTTCTACCTTTAAATGCTCGAATTTTAGTAAGTTCAGCGTTGGCAGCAAGGAAAATATAAGCAGCAGGATGGTTATGTTTACCTCCACTACCAACATCTACAGCAGAATACACTGACCAACCTTTCGGTGGTCCGGTAAAAGCTATGCCGTCCTTGTTTGTAGGTCTTTTTACGTAGTTTAATTCTCTTGTGAATCCCGGATACTTCAATCCAGAGTCAACAACAAACTTCCCATAGACTCTTCTCTTAACTTCATTGGAACTTTTACATCCTCTAATGATTTGTTCAATCCTATCTTTAGTCCAAGGGGTTTCTGTTCCGTCACCATAAGTTAAGCAATCAAACATACTGATCTGTTTTTTCCAAGCGTCAGGATAAATCTCATCATCCCCTTCACCTTCTATTGCTTTTCTCCAAATTTCTTGTCCAAGTGTTGCTGTAAACGCCATAGAAAAATAACCATCAGTAGCAAACAGCCTAGCTTCAAGTTCCGATAAAAGATCTTCAGGTAATTCTTCATCACAGTCAATCGCCCATACCGTTCCTGACTGGAGATCTTGTACGTTTTGCCCGTATGTTTTGAAATAGATCCTCCAACCACTATTAAAAGTAATATGCTTAAGAACCTTATTAGTTATTTGTTCTTTCCAACCGAAAATTGGATGATCCTTAAACTCTCCTCTAGGAAGATAGTAAGGAACCCACTTCTCAACAAACTCGGACATAACCGTGTCTTGATTAGGATACAGATACCAACTAAAGGGTTTTACCGCAGTCCCGTACTTAAACTGTCTAGGCCATAGCTTAGGCCAAAGATCAGGTGAAGTAGCAACATCAATTCTATCACAAATTTGAATTGTAGACTTACCAATCTGGTTAGCAGCACAAATTAAACGGTGTCTTGATTTTTTGGAATCACAATAGCTACTTTGCCATTTATATTTCTTGAACCCATACTTAAAAGGTAAACCTTCTTTAAGACGAATCCTTTCTTCCATAAGCTTAACTTTCTCAAGTTTAAGCTCAAGCAAATCTTCCTTGTTGATAGTTCCCCCTAGCTAATCTATATCAGGTAAAACAGTAACCCTTGTCTCTCCTAATTTTTCTTCGAGTTCCTTTAATCTAGTATTAACTTTATCCATATCAAGTTCTGCCTGTTCACCTTCTAAAGTGCTTGGCTCATTAACATTTAAAGTAACCTGCTTTTGTATCGCAAGTCCCATATGTCTATCGGATAAAAGTTTTATTACTGAAACCAAAACTGATGCTTTCTTAGGACAAACTTCTGAAACTGCTGTCCATACTCCATCAACCTTCACATTTTTAGTTGTGTTGATATCCATACTAACTAACTCTTCGAAACGATCAGTTACTAAAGATAAAGCTGCTTGAATCTTTAATTCCAAATCAATCACTGGAGTTGTTACCCATGCAAGCAACAAGTGGTCATATAATACATTCTCGTAGAAAAAATCTTTTTTATAGATGTTAGCAAATACCCTCTTCATTACCATTTTCTTTTTACTGTTCTTGGCACGTTTCATTTCTTCGTGAAACTGATTTTTGAGCTGTACTTGCTCTATGCTAGGTTTTAATTTGTTACGCAGAGTCTTCTCAGGTAAACGCCTAAGATCAGTGGGGATCGCCACCATACGCTGATAAACAGCGGATGATAATATCTCTGGAGATATATCAGATATAGAAATCGCTTTCTCTTCCATAATAAAATACTATAAGGATTATCTTCTATTGGCAAGCTGGTCTAACAAAGGTAGACCTTGAGCATCCGAATCAACAGGAACCGGAGAGTTACCAACTAATGCTTTACCCGCATTTTCTTCCCTCATATCAAGTATTTCCATGAGGATATCCTTATTTATCTTTTGTCTTTTGATTTCAGATTTGATGCCGTCGAGCCGACTTTTTGAACGATCTCTTTCAAACTCTAACGGTGCCTTAGCTTCGGCTTCCATACTTTTGTGTTTTTGTTCTATGACCTTAATAATCTTATCAAGCTCACTTAGTTTCATTTCTTCTTGTGCTTTCGCTAAGTTTACTAAACTCATAACCTACCCCTTAGTTCTTTTGCTTTTGCTCTTATGTCTTCTAAAGATTCAACTTTTTTTGGAACCTCTTCTTGTACTGGTTCAACTTCAGGAGAGGCAACAACTTCTTCCGGCCGTTCTTCTTCGATTCCTAAGTCAATCGCCTTAACAAGTAATGCACCAAGAACAGCTCCAGTACCCATAGCTTTCGCAGTACCTAAACCTCTCAACGCTTTACCTAAGTATCTTCCAATAGTTTTAATCTTTGGAACGCCTTGTTTATTGGTCTTAACCATATCAACAATCTCACCCAACTTTTTAGGAGAAGATCCCTTAGCTGAAGACTTTAATATCTTTTTAGTTTTCTTATCTAACCAAACTTCCGCAGACTCTCTAACAGAATTAATAAAATCATCCGCTTTCGATCCAGAAATATTTTGTTTAGCAAGTGCTTTTCGGAGCGCAGTTTGACCACTTTTAGATCTTATTTTTCTTAAATCTAAATCGGCAACTTCTCCTATTGCTTTTTGGTAAGGTTCTGATAAGTTCGAATAGTTTACACCATACGCCTCCGGCGGTAACTTCTGGGTCCCTAAGAATGCAGAGAGTCCGCCGGATCCAAATACGGCTCGCTCTGGCAAGTCGCTCTTTAATGTTTGACGTATTTTCTTGTCACTTATTTTTTCTAAAACTTTGTCTAGTAATATGTCTGTCATTTTTTCACCATTGTTTCCATAAGTGTAACAAGCCACGAGATAGAAATCAAGTAGGCAGGAGTATGCCCATAGAAGGACCTAAAGGTTATTAAAAACAACCTACTACTCCCACAAATAAAATACATCTTTACTATCTTCTTGAAAACCTTTCGTCCTCATAAAAAGTATCACAGATCTTTCTAAGCTCTCGTAACTGTTTGGTTGGTAAAGCTTGTCTGATAGATAACTCGATAAATCTCCGAGATCCCTCGGTGCAACCATCAAGATAATCACCTTTCCCAATATTGAATTGGCAAGAAGTTAACAGTAAAGAAATTATAACGATTCCTTTCTTCATCCTTATAGTATATCTGATTAAACAAAACAGGCATACACGGCAAACTATTCGTATCCCGCGTCTCTCCAGACTTTATACAAGACCCTTAATTCAATGGCTTTATGTTCAAGATGCATCCGGAAATACTCCCACTCGTTTTCTCCAGTCTCGTCTGTACACGCTTGAATATACTCAAGAACAGAATCTATTCTCTCTAAATGAATATCATTTCTTGGAAATTCGAGGATAGTATCTTCCCTACCATCCGAACCGCATGGATCTTCGTCACTCATCTACCCATTATAACCCAACCAGAAATTGGATCAATTAGGCAAATTCATCTCCGTTAATTCTCGCTGAAGATACTTAATCTCTTCCGTCAAATTAACAATGACTTCCTCTTTATCTCTCAACTTAGATATAAGAAAATCAAGATCTTCCTTAAGGTAATTATGCCAATATACTTTGGGTTCCATAACTAATCTCCTTATCCATAACCACACGATAACACATCTCGTAAAAAAAATCAAATTTTTCCGGTTGACAAATCGTTCCCTCTTGGTATAATGAGGTTCTCTCCCGAAGACGAAGGATTGAGGTGACGAGATGGAGGGAGAGACAATAATCTTACTACCTCTTAACTACTGAGTAAACCAGCCAACTGCAAAACAAACACAAAACATCTTAAGAACTACTGAGTAAACCATATACATAGAGATATAAGTTAGATACTAGATATATAAGTACACTTGCGCCTAAAATTTCGCGAAGGTTAAACTATTGATTTTACGTTACAAGCACTAACTGGCTGGAATTACATACGTAGGCTTTCTTACACTGTACTTCTTACTTTTGGCATGTTCGTTCATCCCGTTTTCATACTGTGCTAGCAATTCCGGATCTACTTCACTAAGGTCAATCTTCGCATTCTTCCTAGATTCCTTATACTCATGACATTCATGTATACTTCCATCTCTATCATAGGGAGTTCTTAGACTAAACCTGATCTCTTGTTGACAGAATTTGCATTGAGTAGCTTTTTTTAATCTTGTGTTTATTACGCCCATAACAATTCTCCTTGTTTTTTGGATTATGGTTTTTTGTTTTTTAATAGGTAGGAAAGGGACAATATATTAAGAGTGAAGAGCTAACCCCCTAGCCCCCCATGAAATAATACTGATCTATATACCCGAAACGGTGCGTCTAGTTGTTGATATTACTAGGATATATAGGTGTATATATACCCGAAGTACGTTACCCTGTAACTACATATACTCAATCGGAATTAACCGCTAAAAAATTAATCCCCTAAGTTATTGTTATCACTAATGATTGATAGTATTGTCTTAGTACTATTACAATGTCGGTAATAAAGTTAATCTAACCTTATACAGTGCATTAAATGGTAGTGGCTTTTAAGGAATAATCGCTAACATAAACCGTAGTTTAATTAAGTAATCTCCGAATCTATATGTCATCGTAGTGGTACAGTTTACTCAGACGTTTAGTCCTAGTTAAACATACAGTTTAAATTAAACGTTGATAGTTTTGCTATGCATTTAAGACTAATCTATGTTTATTCAACTATGCACTTAAGATTAATCTATGTATAATTATACCCTATCTTGCCATTAATGTAATTGATTATTGTTAATGAACTTGTTGTTCACAAGTTAGTCCGGCATAAAGTAAAGCCTAGCATAAAAAAATCGAATAGTCAAAGATGCGCTTATAAAAGAATAAACTTCCTACATATGTATTATCTGTTAACTTACTGGCTAGAAGTCATTCCTTAACAACAACTATTGTCACAATTATAGTAATCTGACAATATCACGACATATGGTCTTTTATGGACACGTGTCCAGATTTGTCCAGTATCTACTCTACTTTGACGTAAATGAATACCCTAGTCATACGTTTGTATATCTTATTTATACGATAAAAATAATTAAAATAATCCTTGACACACGATATTTGCAAGGATAGCGTTATAGATATTAAATGTCTTGGAGGACAAAAATGAAAACTAATAACAAACGTCATAATGACGTATCTAAATCACCTTTTGTAAAAACCGTCAAAGAAGCATCTTTACTATCAAAAGAAGTTAATACTGTAGTTAAATACAATAAAGCCGACATGATGAAATTCATCTTTAAACCTATGAATACATCTACCTTTTTTAGACAAAAATGCGTAGATATAGCACATAATCCCGTCATCGGTGCAAACGTTCATAAGCTTGCACCATTGATTGAAACTATATCGGAAGTATTAAGCGACCCATATTTTGAGTATTCACCAGAAGATTGTGGGGATCATCACATTCAAAGTGCAATAGATTGCTTGCAAGTAGCTTCAAGGCATTTGATTAAAAATGCAACAGATAACAAACAGGAGCTTATTTAATGCAAAAATTACATTTATTACCCAAATTAACTAATGACGAATACGAAAAGCTGATACTTTGCTTGACTGTAATAGAAAGCAATTTGTGGCTATTATTGTTGTGTTGCGAAACAACAATTGATGATGTTAGTCACGAAGATTATAAAAGTATCAGGGAATTAATATCCAAAATTACTAAAGATGCACCAGATAATATCAGCAATGCCATAGAATTTGAAGATTTTAGTCTTTGAAATTAAACAGGAGAATACTTAATGGAAACTAAAAACATATTACCTAATATAACGGAAGATCAATACCGTATTATTATTACCGCACTGCATACATTAGAAGAGCAATACCCAAAAGATAATAGAATACCAGAGTTAACTGACCTTATTTCTACCCAAACATTTGAAGTTGTTCAACGTCAATCTCTTTATCAAAGAATATGTCAAAGACAAAGAGCTTCGATAGTTTGAACAACATGTTCAATCCTATTAATAAGAGTTTCGGAATAGAAAGGAGAATAAAAATGTTTAATTATTTAATTTACGGAAAAAACAATATGAGTATGAAAAAGTATAGGCCATTAGGCGATAGAGACTTTGAGATAAACCTATTCTATGCGGTTTTTTATCCTACTTACGAGCAAGCAAAAGGTAAATTTGACAAACTAGTAGAAGATAATAAAGACATGAGTTGGCAAATTAGGAATCATAATACTAAGAAAATATTAGATAACTACCATGGTTACTAAAAGGGAGATTAAAAATGTCTAAACATATTAGAAAAGAATGTGAGTGTTGCGGAGTAGAAGAAGACCTACATATTAGATCATCTAATAGTATTTACGACATAAAATCGGGAACAATTAGATTAGAAATGACATATCTTTGCACTAAATGCAAAGAGAAAAACAAAGATAGGCTAAAGTTTAGTCAAGCTGTGGGTGAGATAATGGAACAACACAAGAAAGGAGAATAAACAATGAATGACGTAACAAGAAGATACACAATGAGATTATTAACCGAAATGTATGATGGATTATGGGATACTAGTAGGTTAATTGAAAACTTACTTGGATGGATGTCGGAAGATGAAGTTAAAGAGTTTTATAAATCAGAATTATGTAGAGACTAACAATTGAGACCAATTTCGTGACGTCACGAAAACGGTAAAATTAGAATTACTTGGAGAATTCACAATGACTAAATATGAAGGGTGGACAAATAAAAAGACTTGGAATGTCGCTTTATGGATCAAGAACGGTCGATTATTGCATGGTATAGCTAAGGAACAAGGTAGCTATCAAAACTTCGTGCAATGGTTAGCTGATTTCGATTTATTCGAGACTCCTGACGGGACAAAATATAACGATAAAGAGATTGATGTTGAACAACTCAATAATGATCTATTCGAGTTAAGAAATGAATAACGATAAGGTATTAATATTACTACTAGCATATGGTTTTGTTTTGTATCTAGTTGTAATTGTTAATGCTTACTTAACATATTAATGGCATTGACTTGCCGATTAACCGTGTAATATGGCAATTCAATCGCCAATTTACACGACTAGGGGAAATTATGGAAAAGAAATTATTAACTAAGTTTGGTAAAGCATTTAACACTAATGACGTGGTAGCTTCTTACGGCCATACCGCTAGGAAAACATGTCCAATGGCAAATAGTTGTAAAAAAAACTGTTATGCACATGAGAAAGGAAGATTTGTTTTCCCAGTAGTTATAAATAAACGGGAATATAATCGAAAAGAATCAAAAAAAACAACGTTTTCTCAAAGAATTATAGAAGAAATTCAGAAAAGTAAGGCAAACGTTGTCAGAATTCACGATGGAGGAGACTTTTATTCACCTTTATATGTCCAAAAATGGAAAGATATCTGTATCAAACTACCGGAAGTGAGATTTTATGCATACACGAAAAGCGTTTCATATTTCTTA